TTCGGCGACCCACCGGGGCGTCACTAGGTATGGAGCAGGAAGATCATTTGTGATCTTTTCTTCCCAGGTATTTGATACAATATCCTGTTCTGTTATGCCAAAATTAGTAAAATTCGGGGTGTCAAATGCAGAAATTGAGATCTTGCTGGTTCCAGGTGTTTTAAACTCTCTTGCAAACCTTCCAGACGGATTGGTAGGGTTCCCGATCATTAAGAGCCGGGCCTGTTCTGAAGTCAGTACCCCGTCAATTCCTTCAAAGATTTCCTCTGAAACACCACTAGCCTCGTCAGTTATGACGAGCATATGAATTTCATGGAACCCCTGAAACCGGTCCGGGTCGTAGTCTGGAGCGGTGAACCCCCAGGCAAACCAGTTTGGCTCTAGTTTTAGTTCCTGGATGAGTAACTGGCCGCCAAGCGGGTACCTTGCCCGCTGGTGACTCATTCGGATCTCTTTCCAGAGGATTCCTTTCACCTGCCGATCGGTCGGGGCAGTTGTGAGCACTATTGCAGGTCGGTGAGTGTACAGGTACCAGAGAGCAATTGAAGCAGCTGAAAAACTCTTACCTGCTCCGTGACAGGATTTGACTGCTGTGACCCGGTTGTCTCTGACCGACTCGAATATCTCGATCTGTTTTTGCCATGGTTCGTGCCCGAGGACCTCACGGACCCACCAGACCGGATCCTGTTGTGCCCGTCGGACTGCTGCCTCACTGTTTTTCGGGATCTGTTTCTGCATGTTTTACCAGGTCCATCCAGCTGATTGTTCCGGAATGCTCTACTTCCTGTTTATCCCGCTGCCCGAGGTACTGCTTACCTAGCCAGATCTGCGACGTCACGTTACCGCCTTCGGCAGACTTCCATTGCATACGCCTCAGTGATGCCTTGCCTGCTTCAATCCCCTTTTTATGAATCCGCAAAAACTCTTTATCATGTTCCAATGTAGATAGGGATACTCCTAACACTTCAGCGATCTCTGACTGTGTACACATTATTCTAGCTAGTTTCTCACATGCAGCATAATCAATCTTAATACGGGGCCTTCCCCCAGGATGTTTAGGCGCTTGTTTCACTTAACTCCCCCTCTGATTTCTGCTGTAATCTTATTTGAGCCATTTTTCTAGTCTCCCAGGCTTTGCTATATTCAATATCTTTGAAAAGAGCAGAGAACCCAGTGATATGTTTTAATTTTAAGAGTTCCTCTGGTTCAAGCCCGATGCGGTTACAGATATCGGCATCGCTCCATCCATTATGAAGCATCTCAAAAACGAGTTTACCCATTCCTGCGATTGAGTGCTCCCCCCTAGCACGGTTATGACGAACGGTTGCGGCCATCCTGTCATTAATTGATTTATTAATTACTACAATCGGCAATAGGCCATGAGTTCTATCAGATATATCACATCTAGTTTTACAGACAAAATACCGATGGAATCCATCAACGATCACATATTTGTTCTTTTCAGGATCAAATATTGTTACAATTGGCTGAGTGTATCCATCCTGATTGATGCTGACGTACAGCAACCCCATTTCTTTACAGGCGACTGAATTGGGATTGTAGTCATTGGGTTCAACCATCTCGATAGGAACCCACCTGACTCTATCGATCGGTTGATTATTCTGGGGGGATATAGAATACAAAACGTCCCTTATCTTTTCTATTTCCGTTAATGGGTTATTTGATTCCTGAATTTTTAAAACAATCTCTTTTAATAATTGAGGTAATTCTGTCATGATAATGCGCCCCTGGACAACTTGGTTTTAATCTCATTGATTGCAAACTCTGGCAAGTGTTTTGAGTTTTTTAACATATCCAAATTAGCATTACCTGCTCTCCATTTTCGATAGGTATAATTTTCCTGCCTCATTTCAAAGTTTGCAAGTTTTGTCCAATCCCAATCACTACTGAGTACAGAATTAATTACAGCCTGACAAAATGCCGACCTAATTGGTTCGTGGACGTACGTTTTTAGCCCTTTATCCATTCTTTTTAGGATGGCGGTTTTGTTTTTGTCATCCTGAATAATATTGTCAATAATATGGTGAGCATAATCCACCCATGATTTGAACATATAAGGTAATTCACCCGGACAAGTGAAAGCATTCTTTTTTAGATGTTTTATCGTGTTGGCGCCAGATATTCTATCTGCCACCCTAACCCAAGTATCTGGCTCTATCTCCTGCACCAATAGCAGTGATTGTATTGCAGTCTCATGATGAAGATTGGATATCCGCATATCTTTTACTTGACATCCATATCGGAACATCGCATCATAAACCCTATTGTATTCCCAGCCGTTATCATGAATTGCTTTCCATACATCTCGCCAATCCCAATCATAGATTGGATAAAAGGTGTAATGCCCTAATTTCGAGTTTAATTTTTTCCCCCAGGTAATCCATTTATATGTCGGTGTTTCGGTTAATGCGACGAACCGCTTAGGGGATTCTTGTGTTCTTACTCCAGAGATGTAGCACGCTTTTGTTTTTGCGAATTCCACTTTGAAAATGGCCCCAAATAGTTCATGGAACCGATCAGTACCATATCTATTATTTTTTATGGAGAGAGGATTTTGAGGATGCGCCCATTTATCTCGGTCTGATTCCCGCCAACAATAATTAAATCGTTCATAACTACTTGCATTGTTGGTGATTACCATAGGCATCTGAAACCACAATGGTTCAATATCTGGCATTGACATAATGGACTCGGCAAAATCCACGGTTCCCTGCCACTCAACTTCCTGATCAATCCATAGTAATTTTAACGGTAATCTGCCAGTTTCTTTGGCCACTTGTAGACACAGATGCAGGCAAACGGTCGAATCCTTCCCCCCACTGAATCCACACACAACTTCAGGAAACTCATTGAATAGATATCGTATCCTGTCAAGTGCCGCATCGAATACCGTTTGCTTGCTATAAATTTTCATTGCAATTTTGCCCGATTGATTAGTATCGTATTATCTAACGAATCTCCCATTGTCCAGTATGTGAACTCCCCGATATCATAATAAATGAAATTTCTCTTTCCAAATGCTCTCATTTCCCCACACTCTCTGATTTTTTTAACCGCATCTACAAAATCAGTTTCATTTTTCCAAGTTTCTCTTAATGTGTACCAATGCGGGAGATGTGGCATCGATTTAGCAAATCTGAAATGTGCACCCTCTAGCATCTCTTTTAACTCAATTTCCTCCATTTTATACTCCGATCATGAATTCATGCCCACAGTTGGGGCAGAATGCATTGATCTGTTTTACGTTCTTGTCTGTTACATGTTCAATGATTTCCCTAGCTTGCTCTAAATCCTCATTAGAAACCTGCGGATTTGAAAACACCGGCTTCAGGTTTGGAGAATAAGCAGTTTCTTCAGTATTTTCTAATATTACTTCTGCGCTGTTTGATTCATTAGAATCAAGATATGAGTCTATTGCATTGACTTCAAACCCAGTTAACTCTACTAAGTCATCTGGAAGGCCTCCCAATAGTTCATCAAGAATATCTCTATCGTATGGTGCAATATCGCTTAATCGGTTATCCGCTAATAAGTATGCGTCTGCCTCTGCTCCGGTAAGTTTTGTCCGTATGCAAGGAACGGTATCATTACCGGCTGCTATTGCGGCCTTAACCCTGGCGTGTCCGGCGAGTATGGTATTGTCAGCCGACAGGATCACCGGGTTTGTCCAGCCGAACCGTTTAATTGACTCTTCCAATAACCTGATCTGTTTGTCCGGGTGTTGTTTTGGGTTCCGCTCGTGGTTGCTGATCTCGTCGATCCTGATCTCTTCTATTTTCACTTCACAACCTCACATCGTTTCCACGGCACTATGTATGCGTCAGGGTGGGAATTGAACCCCCTTCTCCCTGCTGGTTCGCTGGTTGTTCTACGGTATGAACTACTGACGCCCTTTTAGGATACGGTTTCCTCAATGGTTCAATCTTTGAACGCATATCATCGGTAAGTGGATAGAGATATTTGTATTTTGAAGATCCTTTTACAATTTTAACGGCTGGGTGATGTTCCATTAAAAACCCAATTACCAGCCTGATATATTGCACCTATATGATCCTGCTCTGGGTCTGCGTAACTAATAACCAATTTTAAATCCGGGTTCTTTTTAGTCAGCAACTTAAAACAAATTGATACAAGTTTACTTACTGGGGTTTCATGTGAGTTTAATGCGATTCTGGTTAATTCAACACACTGTTGTTGAGTTAATCCGTACTGTTTTGCCATATTATTATTTGCCCCATAGGAGAAGGTAATACACCCAGTATATGTTTTGTTTTCCCACACCCCTATAGCATTTAATTTCCCCACAGGGACACATTTTGAATAATGCCAGTGCTCACATGCAAATTTAACAGCATCATGTCCAACCCAATCAAGGCGTAAACTCATGACCACACTCCGGGCATACTGCTTTCTTCTTTTCGTCTAGTCGTGGCACTTCATCTTCTGGTATTGGTTGAAAATCTGGTATTTTATCTGATATAAACCTATCAATCTCTGAAATATCTTCACCCTTCAGGAGAGCATCAACCTGAACCGAAT